CAAAAAAATTGCGATGAACATCACACGTCCTGTATTGGTAAACAAGCGAAACATCAGGTTTCTCGAGACCCTCGTAAGGAACGGACCGGATGTGCACCCGGGCGCGAAGAATTTGGACAGGAAACGTGGCGAGACGATTTCGTTGCGCTACGTCGACCGCGATTCCCTTCGCCTAGAGGTTGGTGACGTTGTACATCGCCACATGATGAATGGAGACGCGGTTCTCTTCAATCGCCAGCCAACGCTCCACCGGATGTCTATGATGGCTCACATCGTGCGAATCATGCCCATCGGTGACACATTCCGAATGAACGTTGCGGATACAAAGCCTTACAACGCAGATTTTGACGGCGATGAGATGAACATGCACATGCCGCAAGATGTCGAGTCCGCATCGGAACTCCGTAATTTGGCAGCCGTGCCATGGCAAATAATCAGCCCGGCAAACAACAGCTCCATCGTGGGGATATTCCAAGATTCGCTTCTTGGTGCGTATCAGTTCACCCGGGAAGGAAAGACTTTCACCAAACGCGAGGCGATGAATCTTCTCATGTCCTACAAGAAGGTGAATCCGGACCAGCTCATTGGCAAGAAGGAGGCAATCAGCAGTTTCGACATTCTCACACAAATTATGCCGCCGCTTTCATTGAGCTACAAAACAAAAACGTTTAAGGAAGGTGACGATTATAAAACGTCAAATGGCGTTCTCGAGATTAAAAACGGTGTGTATGTGCGAGGACAAATGGAAAAAGGGGTGCTTGGTGGAGGTTCGAAAGGTCTTCTACAGCGCATTTGCAATGACTATGGTAATATGGCATCGGCCGATTTCATCGATGACCTACAGAACATTGTCACCGAATACATGAAGACAAGCGCATTTAGCGTGGGTATCAGCGACCTTATTGCCGACGAAGTGACGAATGAGAAGATCTCACAAGTGATTACCACTACAAAGCAGCAGGTCCATGACCTCATTGACCAATCACACATTGGAATCTTCGAAAACAAGACGGGAAAAACGAACGAGGAGGAGTTCGAAACGCAAATTAAAAACATCACCAGCAAGTGTGAGAACGATACAGGAAAGTTAGGCAGGGAGAGTCTCAGTGTCAACAATCGGTTTGCCATTATGGTGAAGGCCGGTTCAAAAGGGTCCGACCTGAACATGATGATGATGATTGCGTGCGTAGGGCAACAGAACGTCGACGGAAAACGGATTCCGTATGGTTTCGAAGACCGAACACTGCCCCATTTCAACAAATTCGACGACACGCCCGGTGCACGCGGATTTGTCGAGAACTCATACATATCAGGATTGACACCTGAAGAGCTGTTCTTTCACGCGATGGGTGGTCGTGTTGGTCTTATTGACACGGCAGTAAAAACCTCGCAGACCGGTTACATTCAGCGTCGGCTCATCAAGGGTCTCGAAGATCTCAAGGTCGAATACGACATGACCGTGCGAAACAACAAGCAGAAAATTATTCAATACTCGTATGGTGAGGATGGTTTCGATACCACGAAGGTAGAGAATCAGATGCTTCCTCTTGTGAGTATGACTCTAGACGAGATCTACGCCCATTACTACATCCCGGTGAATAGTACGCAAGATAAGGGGTTCTCCTCTTGCTACACGAAGAATGTTATTCGTCGGATTCGAACGCAAAAGGAGAAACTTGCCCAAAGGTGTAAAACGGCCATCAATATGATGATTGATATGCGTGAACGCATTGTCAAGTATGTGTTTCACAAGCAGGACAATAAGAATGTTCACTTGCCCGTGGCGTTTGATTACATGATCAAGAACGTGCAAGGCGAACAGAATCTCAACGCGATCTCCATCGTGGATATGACGCCACTCGAAGCATTCCAAATGATTGACGAGGGATTCCAACGGATGAAGACAATCCACTTTGCTCCCCCGACGGATCTATTCAAGACAATGTATTACTATTACCTGTCACCGAAAGAGTTGGTTGTGTTGAAACGCTTCAATCGCAACGCGTTGAAGCTCCTGATCGATAAGATTGTACTTGCATACAAAAATGCTGTTGTTGCACCCGGTGAAATGGTAGGAATGATTGCCGCGCAAAGCATCGGTGAGCCAACTACCCAGATGACGCTCAACACCTTTCACTTTGCCGGCGTGGCCAGCAAATCCAATGTGACGCGCGGTGTCCCTCGTATTGAGGAAATCCTTTCGCTATCTGAGAATCCCAAGAACCCTTCGTGCACGGTTTACATGTTTCCTCACGAAGAAGAGAACCAGGAAAACGCCGAGAAAATCATGCATCGTCTACAATACACACCGCTCCGCTCGGTGGTGGACTCTGTGGAAATATGCTTTGACCCGGATAACTTGAACACACTGATTAAGGCGGACGAGTTGCTGATCAAGCAGTATCGCGAGTTCGAGACCATGATGGAAGAGTGTTTGGGGATCGATGCCCCAGACGATGATATCAAATCGAAGTGGGTTGTTCGCATCAAAATGAACGAAGAGGGGATGCTTGATAATAGCATCACAATGGACGACATTCATTTCACAATCAAGCGCGCCTACCAAGACAAGGTGGAATGTGTGTTCAGCGACTACAACGACGATAATCTGGTGTTCCGTCTTCGAATTGCGTCTTTGAAAACCCCAAAAGAAACGCTTGGACCGAAACCGCTTGACGTGTCGGATGAGATTCATTATTTGAAAACGTTTCAAGACCAACTGCTCGATAATATGATCCTTCGAGGCGTGAAAAAAATTGCGCGAGTCATTCCGCGCAAAATCACCAACTCGGTAGTCGAGATCGATGGGGTCTATGAAAAACGCGAGTCGTGGGTCCTCGATACGGTCGGAACCAACCTCCTTGATTTACTTGGACTCGATTTCATCGACAATACCAGGACGTTTACCAATGACATTCAGGAAATATATCGTGTCCTTGGAATTGAGGCAGCACGCCAGGCGATTTTCAACGAAATTTCGGAGGTGATGGAATTTGACAGCACGTATATCAACTACCACCATATCAGTATCCTATGCGACCGTATGACATGTAATGATAGCATGGTCTCGATATTCCGCCACGGAATCAATAACGACCATATTGGACCAATTGCAAAGGCGTCATTCGAAGAAACGCCCGAAATGTTCCTGAAAGCAGCCCGACATGCCGAACTTGATCCGATGCGCGGTGTTTCTGCGAATGTCATGTGTGGTCAAGAGGGGTTCTTCGGAACAAACGCATTCAGTGTCGTTCTAGACACGGATAAGTTCGCCTCAATGAAGCCCGAAGAACTCGACGAAGAGACAAATACGGATATCATAGACGCAGGATTCGACATGGTTGATGAAAACGATCCGTGTAACACGAAGAATATTGAGATCAACACGAACATTCACAACATTAAATCCACCGACACCGGTGCGGATAATGATTACGACCCTGGTTTCTGATAAATTCAATATTAATTTAAATATAAAAATATAGCATTGTTATTTATATTTATATTATGAATACATTTTCTTACATTATATATTTTTTTATTACCGGAAATCGTAATTTCCAAGACGAAAAAATGAAGCGTGACCTGATAAAAGGGGACATTGTCACATATAGCTTCTTATGCTCACTCCATGATAAGGGAGCCAAAAAACTCGTGTGGCTTGTGAATACAATCACGAATGCTGTATTCATTCAGCCAGATAAAAAAGAACGTATCCAAGAGGCCTTTTATAAGGCACAGGTTGTCTACCATGGGATGTCGCGATTGGCTCGGCATTTCAAAATGAAACGCGCCCGTGTGTTCGACGTTCAGCATGATCTTTGTTTAAATCCGTTGTCCGAACTGCGTCCAAATATGGTTTACAGATTATACGACGATAAAAATCGAACGTGGTATAGTTTTCGTATATCCGATCTTATTAATGTCATCAACACTGCGCTCATGCATTCACCTGAGTTTTTTGCGGACCCCCAACCGATTCGAAACCCATACACAAATATCGAGTTGACGAATGCGCAGTTATATTCTTTATATTTTGCTGTCAAAGAAAGTCCTTATGTAATGCCTGTATTGTTCCATCAATACTTCGATGTGGAGTTCGACCTACTACGGTTTTGTAAATTGAATGAATGCTATATTCGGGAGGCAGCGATAAAATCTTTCATACGAAACGCTTCGATTCAGCAGAAGTATAGATACATATTGAAAATGTTTGTAGATTATAAAAGGCAGTTAGAAGGAATCGTGATACACGATGAGTTTCCCAAGAAAACACTTGTTGGCCATTTTTCAAAATATCTCCCGAATTATCTTATGGAATGCTATTCGCTGAATCCAGCAATGCGACACATTTCCAAACGAACGTTGAAAGGCGACCTTATTTTATTCAAAACACTCAATCCTCAATATGGACGAAAAATTGCGAGCTACAAACAAATCGCATCCGACTTATCCAAAACGTCCAACTCCCAAAACACATTTGTCTTTGGAGAGAATATATCACCAACCACTTTTCCAAAACAGAAGATTGTGTATACATTTGTCGATAAAGTGATTACCGAGCCTCCAAGAGTTCGTCGTGTTCGTTCCCGTCCAACACGGGGCGAAACGCTTCGACGCGAACGCCGTGCTGCACAGATTCGGAATCGTAGGCGGACTTCTGAGAGCCGGCGTGCTATGAACGAGTTGGTAGACACAGCATTTTCAATGTTGCGAATGACCACAGACCACAACACGGTGCTAGCAATAACAGGCGCAAGTGAAACGGGTGCGGGTGCAAGTGAAACAGACGCAATTACAGAAGCCGATGGAACTATTCACGATAACAACAATAATGATAGCGACACGGAGAGCGAGAGCGACGGAACGATGGACATTGATTTGTTGATAGATATGATGAACAGCGATGAATCCACTATCGAAAGCGGAAGTGATACTGATGATGAGGACTAAACAAAATTTAAAAATCGTAAAATATTATCTATATCTAAACAGGTAATATTTTGCATTCCAGTATGCTACCGAGTTACCGAGTTACCGAGTTACCGAGTTACCGAGTTACCACGTTACCACTTTTGATAGGTTTGAGAGATTTTCGATAGTTTCCGGAGTTTCTTGTTCATTCGCATTGTGAGTTTGTGTATCGTGACTATTATAGTTCTGATATTCATTTGCATCAACATGTTTCAAGGTTTTGAAGTAATTTGGGTCGATTTGATTTCTTCCCACAATAATCTCGTCATTGTTCAAATCAGCCTGTATGATTGGAAGCAACGTGACCGGTTTTTCATTATCCGTCGACATGATAAATGTTTTCAACACATGATACCGAATAAGTTCGTCAGCAATCCGTCCAAAATAAACCTCTTCATTTTCAAGACCATTGAATAGATTTTGTTTCGGAATGGTTATCATACATTCACTTGGTTCAGTATTAATCTTACAAGGTGTTTGTGCGATGACAGAATCAATATCGTAGTCGTCCACAAAAGACACATGCGCCTTCATGACAGAACGCAAGAGAGAAATGATAGCGTTTAACTTATCAATATATTCATCATCTGAATCGATTATTCTTTGTATACCTATCTTGATAGGCTTGTTGGTTTCGTAGTTCAATAAAACACGGAGTGTTGTTCTGAATACATTATAAATGTCATGCTCACGGATGACCCCAAGATACATTTGGTCGCGCTCTTCGACGGCGTTTGCTTGATTCGTGGTTGAAATACTTTCCACGCTAATATAATCCGTTTGCTCATTCGTTGTAAGATTGTCATTTACCTCCTTTATATTAGTAGGACGAACCGGCACATACTGCTCTGTTTCGGTAAGAATTCCGTTGATAATACCGTCTTCGCTTATCTTGATGAGTGGTTTGCTTTTGATGATCCCATTTGATTCCCTGGCAAGTTTATCGAGAAACTCCCGCGTAGCTTGGTAGGAAACTCGTGGAACATTATCTAACCAAATGCTGTCACTTGTCTGCAATTCAAAATCGTCATCATAGTACATAAGGGGGGACGGACGACAAGGCACCATAAATTCTTCGATTTCTGCTTCTTGTAAATCACCCTTTTGTTCTTCGACGCCTAGTTCATCGTTATTTTTTACCATGACACCTACAATTTTACCATTGTAATTCAAAACATTCTGCGTTTTCACATACATAGGCACACCTTCGCCATCGGTCAATCCTTCCAGAGCGTCCATCAGGACATTGTAGGGTATATTTTGTTCAAATTTGTATGTTTTAATCCCTTTGCTGGTAGAGCACCCTTCCGACATAACCTGCTTTATCTTGGTTAGTTTATCCTCCAGTGTTGATTTCATAAAACTAAACAGGTATATGTCTTCGTTTTTCTTCTGAAAGATTGGTTCAAACGTATTGCCCGATTTAAATAAAATGGCGGTCTTTCTGGTGTCTTCGAAAACGCTTGACGCATAATGATTTGTTGGACAAAGAATATCAACACTGTTTGTCATTGCAGTATCCTTGTCAATTTCTAATATCACCAGGTTGATCCCTTCTCTCTCTACAACACCAGGCATACAAAGGTAATCCCAAAGATACGTGTGGTCAATCAATACTGCATTGTCCGACAAAAACGCCTTGAAATTTTGGAATGCGCGAATAACCCTTTCGTAATAGGCATCTCCTTCTGGATCGGACCATTTTTGGACTAGCTCGTTCAGTGCGTTTTTTTTGGTCTTTTTACTCTTTTTCGTATCTTTTTCCAAATCAGATTCCATTTCTATCTCAGCATCGTAAAAAATATCCACCAAATTTCCATTCTGCATTGTAACGAATTGATCAATGGTCATATGCTTCATCATATAGTCCTTCATTTGCTGAATGGTAAACTCTCTTGTCTCTCCCTTCAGTTTCGCGATAGATGCGATGAATGTTTGCGATTTGTGCGGTTCAACGCCACGTCGAAGGAAACAGCTCTTCGATTGTTTACATGTTTTATTATCAACGCCCAAAAGATGGAGAATGCGTGGGTCAAGATATCCTTGCGCGCCCTCTTTCAAAGGATGATGTTCTTTTTTTTGAATATAATCGGTTGTTTTCTTTTTCTCCGGTTCTGCATTCTCTTCTTCTCCCATACACTTTTTTTTGTGTTCCAACTGAGTTCTATTCAACTTGGTGTAACAACAAGGCATACATTTTTGTTGAGAATGTTGCTTCGGATTCAGAAATCCTGGATAATTTGTATGCTCACTAAACTCGATAATGTTATATCCTTTATCATTTTTCAAAGAACCTTTGCTCAAAGCACCTTTAGTCGGAATTACTTTCCCAAATTTCCCTGAATCAACATCCTTTTGAGATATGCTTCGGTTCTCTTTCAAAGCGAAATAGCGTGGGCATATATACCAGAATTTATTGTTTTCACCATTACTATAGGATATTGCTTCTGTATAAGTATCGCGGTAGTGCCGTGAAATATTGTCATATTCTTTTTGCGTTAGTAATACAGGTCTTCTTGATTTTGCTGGAACACCCTCTTTTTGAAAAACCTGACATTTTTTGGAATATTCCTCTTCCTTATTAAAAAGTGAGTTATCTGCAGCTTGCATTTTCGTTAGCATAGGGTCGGGCCATTTGAAAATTTGATCATTATCTTTGTATCTTTCGATGATATCTTTTGAAATAGTATGTTCTTCATTTTTTTGTTTGGCTCCACCAGACATGTCATTGTTGGCATCTGATTCTGAATCTGAATCTGAATCTGAATCTGAATCCAAATAACCAAGAGCAAATTGTTTCATTGCGTTATCGACGCTATCATCATCCGAGTCGCTATTCGAATCATCATCTGGTTTGCTTTTCGCGCCCTTGTCCGGGTCGCTTTTTGAATCATCATCTGAGTCGCTTTTCGCACCCTTGTCAGGGTCGCTTTTCGCACCCTTGTCGGGGTCGCTTTTCGCACCCTTGTCGGGGTCGCTCACCGCATCCTCCTCCGGTTCGCTCACCGCATCCTCCTCCGGTTCGCTTATGGCATCCTCTTCCGGTTCGCTTTTCTCATCCTCATCGGGTTCGCTCACCGCATCATCCTGTTCATCATCGCTTTCCGCATCATCATCGGTGTCGCTTTCCGCATCATCATCGGTGTCGCTTTCCACATCGTCCGCCGGTAAAACATTCACTTCGCGAAATCGTTTTTTAATTTTGCATAATTTTTGCTTGGCTTCATTCGTGCTGTCACTGGTTACAATATTCATAAGCGCGTATATGTGATTTGGAATAGTATTCAAATGACCGATGCTATTGATACCACGCATCAAGATAGCGTAACTCCGCTTTTTCCCTACATGACTCACATCCGTATTCACATACAATATGAAACCGGGACGTTTTATGTTCCGCTTATCCGGTGCAGGATCCAGCAAATATTTATCTATATCCTGCGATGATAAATTAAATACCTCTTTCAGGAGCGTTGCTTTGGCAACGTCGCTTTCATCCCTCATTTGTCGAAGTAAAAAATAGATGCTGTCTTGAATATTGTAATTGGATACTCGCTTGAATGACAAGAGCGCATCGTCGTAGACGTCGAAAATGCCTGCGATGCAATCGCGTGTAGGTTTGAACTCTATTTTTTTCTGGTAAGAAAAGTTCAACGCATATCCGATGTCGTTTATTTTGACATTTCTCTCTTCCAACGATTGAAAAGGTTCAATAGAGCGTCCACTAAGTTCAATATGGTCATTTATTTGCTGAATAACCAGATTCATATGCTTCTGTACAAACGTGTTCGTGTCAGACATGGATTTTTCTTTCGTGAATTTCTCAACAAAGAATCTAAAAGATATACGCCCACGATGATTTACAAACTCACAAGTTGCCTTATTTGTTGCCTTATTTGTTGCCTTATTTGTTCCCTGTTTCTCAGACATATAGAATGAGACACGATTTGGGTCGGTGAATTTTTTGACAAACTCGTTGATTCGCGCCTTGTTCACATAAGGGATTTTTTCACCATTGGTAGCGGTGTTAGGTGCGTATAATCGATATTGTTTGTCACGGTCCATTGCGTTTAGTTGACTCAATGGCAATAATTCCGTCGCATGTACAAGGTTGAATACATCAACGAGTTGTATATTTAATTGCGTGTCAGGCGTATATACAATATCCAAATGCTGTATCCCTCCCGATGCATCCTTGAATCGGGAGTCCAATTGCTTACCTAATTCTTTGAAATGTGAAACGTATTTGGTCTCCG